CGCCAGTATTTACAAGGGTTTCAACCGTAACCGTGAACCGTAACCAACCGTAACTATTGCGTAACTACTGCATAAAATCATACGGTGTATCATTCACCTTTGTATAAATCACATCAGCAACAACCATCTGACCGAACTGCTGACCCGCTGCAAACTTAGGAACAGCAATTACGGCAACCCCGGCAGTATGTACCCCATACAACAACTGTGATATGTATTGGTGTGCAAGTTCATAAAGTTCTGCACCAATCACCTGACCTTCAAATTCTTTTTCCACCAACGGGAAAATATCATCATTCATTGATACGCTGCCTTTCTGTTCCAATAATTCCAAAATCTTATTTTCCATAATCATTCACCTTATCCTTTCACCATTGCCCGGAACTCATACCAAGCATACTTGACATACAACTTACAGTTACACCAGTGCTGAACCCGTCTGATCTTCTTCTGCATCTTCCGGGTCATTTTCTTTTTATGTTCTTCTGACCACTGCCGACACCATTCTAACTGTGCAGCATCTTCCAGTCTGCTGTGCATTTTCTTCACCCCTTTCCTGTTTTTCTTTGTACCCCATACACTTCATAAAGCGTTCAGGACGGTTGCAGCTTTCATAATACTGACAGGTAACACATACATTTTCCGTCATGCGTTTTACCTCACTTTCTTATAGACAACATCCTTCAAGGTTACTATTCCACCGTAATTTATTTCAAACTTTGGTACTGCATAAAATCTGACATACCTTGTAGATATTATTGAAAGTGCATCTTCAACACATCTGTTCATAATACCAAAATCATGCTGATTGATTGGTGTACCTTTGTAATGTGCTGAAATCATAGGTAACACATCATTACAAAGGGAAATTTCTTTCACTGAATCATCACCGTCAAATAATTTGACTAATTTTGTTATAATACTTTCATTCATCTGTAAACCCTTCCTGTCTTGGTATCTTTCACCTGAACACGTTCAGTCAGTTCAAACCCCGCACCTTTGATGATGTACTTCAAAACCTTAATCAAATCATAGGCACGTTTGTCTGCTGCTTCACATTCAACCTGTTCACGTTCTTCTTTTGCTACTCTACCAACGGCAATAGTTGCCGTTGGGTCTGCATATCCTTCCTGATTTCTTCCACCTTTCACTAATTGATACCTTCCTTTCTTATCAAACTTTTGCACCCCTGAATATCACCAACATTGAAGGAAAAGGTGCTGCATTTTTACTGTTCCCAAATTTCAACCGACCTTTTATGAATCGAATTTCTGTCCTGTGTATAATAAAATCGTGAAAATACTTGGTGTCTGTTCTTGCCGGAATCAACAGAACAACAGTTGTGTGTTCTTTCCGTCCCTCAAAATAGCATTTTTCAACCCATTTATACATTTCTTTACCATAGGGCGGGTTGCAAAAGACAGATTCCCCCCCCCAATCATGCAATAACCCGTTATCTTCTTTAGTGAAATACCTGTCACACTTATGATTCTGTTCACTTGAACACGGGTCTAATGTGAAATGAAATTCTGCATCCAGTGCATCAAATAAGTCCTGTGGCGTAGCCCAGTCATCTGTGTTACTACTGAACAAAACTTCATTCATTTCAATCACCGCCCTTTCTACTTCTGAAAATACGCCTTGTCTGACCATTCAGTTTTACAACTGAAATTTCCAAGTCAAGGCGTTTGTTGATCTGCTTACTGAATACGATATTTGACATTGGCTGCATACTGTTGTCTGCACAAAATACCTGATACCGCTTGTATACCTCATTGGTTGGTTCATTTTCTATCATGTCAACCCCAGTGTCATTGATAAATGCAAGGATAGGGTTGTTTTCCTGTTCATATTCATCCAACTGATTCTGAACCTTATCTGATTTACTGAATCCATTATTGATGACTACCCTTTTTAGTCCTTCCACACCAAGCCTGATAAGATATTCAATGCTGTCCTGTTGTGTCAATTCATACTTGATGAATGGTCTATAATCAGGGTCATCCTTGCTGAACGTGGCATTGAATGGAATGATAACCAAACGCCTAAGTACTGCCCCGGTCTTGTCCTTCATACGGGGAATATCATTGGCACTAAACAGTAACTTGATGAACGGGTTGAACTCAAACGGGTCTTGTCCTTTACGCTCTGCCTTGATGCGGTTACCTGTTACTATTTTTTTGAACACACTGACCTGTGAACCTTGAAGGAAATCATCACCAATATCATCACCAATGTTTGCCAGTTTACCAAACATCATTGAAGTATTGAACCTGTCTCCCAGTTCTTTCAGGTCAAGTGCTGAAATGTTCCGATCACCAAGGATTGCTTTGACACAATCCAAAAATGTACTTTTACCGTTGGACTTGTCACCTGTCAGGATGAACGCCTTGCCTAACTCATTTCTTCTGTAAAAGCAGTAACCAATACATTCTTCCAACAATGCCCTGATCGCTGCATCACCACACGCTAACTTGTTCAGTGTACTGTCTGCCAGTTCAGAATAAGCATCCGGCTTGTAGTCCCAAGGAATCTTATTGGTAATAACAATGTCAGTGCTGAATGGTTTCAGTTCCCCAGTCACAAGGTCATATACACCATTGTTGAAAGCAATCAAATTTGCATCTGACTGTTCCTTTTCATCAACAATCAGTTCCATGTAATCAAGGACTTCCCGGCGTTGCATCTTTTTCAGGTTGGGAATGTGCTGAATCATGTTTGATTCAATTTCCTTGTACCCATTGGAATACACACCGTCTTTGTATATGTGCAACTGCCCGTTGATTTTGATAACGTGTGCCGTGTTCTTCATAAATACTGCAAACTTGTCAAACAGGAATGTGCTGCCAAGGAAAAAAACAGGTTTCTGAAAAGCATCATCACGCAAGATCACTTCCAGTTCATCATCTGACAGCGGTTGTTTCAGAACAAACTTATTCAGGATGCGGATGCACTCACGGGTTTCTTCAACAGTGAAATCATTTGCAGTAAGGGTCAGGATGTAATTGAAAAGTGCCTGATTCCTTCCGTCCCCGGCATCCATATCAACAAAGTCTGCGGTTGCCTTGACCGGGAACAACCACTTGGGAACTTCCTGATACTTTCCACCTTCTTCAATGTCCCATTCACAAAATCTTTCTTCACCGTCAATCTTGATAACCTCATAGGATAACTTACTGCCGACTTTTATATCAGCAGTAAGACCAACCGCCAACTGAACGTGTGTCCTGTTCCTTGCAATGGTATGATTCTTGAAAAGAAAATGTTTTCCCCTACTGGTACAAAGGACTTTACAGTCAAGTTGCAGTTCTTCCACAATGTTCATCAGAATTTCAGATTGGTCAGAATCATCAATGTCGATAAGGATAGTGTCATCAGCCAAAACCCCGCCGAACCCGTTCAGGTTCTTCACTTCATCATAGGTTTTCCATGTGGTTCTGTTTTTCAATTTTTCAATGCTTGCCTTGCCTTTGGTTTCAACATAACCTTTGTATAGTGGCATTTTTTATCACCATCCTTTAAGTGATTTCTTGCATCACTTTTTTATAAAATTCCTTGTTTCTGACATTGCAGTCAAAAGCCTTTTGCCTTTTCCATAACCGTGTTTTCAAGTTCCTAAGTTCTTCATTCTGTTCCTTCAAAGTTGTCCTTGGTTCTTTTAGGCGTTCCCTGTACTTTTTTACATCAGCATTGCGATCCTTCCAAACTTTTGTGTTCTTCCTGTGTGAATCCCGGAGAAGCTGCGAGTTTTTAACACCCGTCTGAATCTGTGAAATACGGTGCTTTGTCTGCCTGATCTGCTGTTCTGCATACTTGACCTTTTGCGTGTACCCTTCAATGTAAATACTGTGTTCCTTCTGAACTTGTTCAAACTGTTCAGTCTGTTCCTGAATAAATTCTTTCATCTGCTGTTCACATTCAGGTGTGAAACTGCTTCTGATAACTTTCAGCAGTTTCCTGACCTTGGCAATTCTGCGTTCTGAAAGAAATTCTTCAAGATGAACTGTCATTGAACCATTTTCATATCTAATTTCTAAATCCATGAAAACCTTCCTTCCCGGTGTTACGCTACAACACCAAATTGTTTCAAGCGTTTCTTTGCTAAATCTATGTACCACTGCCTATCAAGTTCAGGCGGTGTTTTTACCCCAACAACTGAATCATTGAAAATGAAACAGTGGTCAGGTGTATTACCAAATTTTTCACCCTTTGCTTTCACCTGTTTACGTTTCAGCAATCTTCCGTCCTTCTGATCGTTAGATGCAAACACCCTGTATGACTTATATGTGTATTTGTCCTTGTCAGGGTATTCATATACCGTCTTGATTGTTCTCTTACCTATATGACTGACAAGCGGAGTGCAATGTTCATGTTCTACCCAATCATACTTGTCTGATAATTTGACAATCTTCTGAAACATAATCAGGTCATCACACTGATTGATGGTCTGTTCAACCGGGGTTTTCTTGACCATGTAGTCAACCAGTGCTTTATTCAGAATTGGCAGATCGTTGTCAACCGCTGAAAGTTCCTTCACATAAGCACCGATTCTTTCAACCCCACCGTCAATACCAACCCAAAGGTAATTGTTCACATCCTTCTGATAAATTTCACTGATGTTATCCAGTTCAAGAAGAATTGAACACTGATCTGTGGAACAACGCTGTTCCCATTCCCAACAAATATCATCAACCATTTCAAAGGCTTCATCTGTGTCAGGAATCCAAATAATAAGACCGTCCGTGTTGGACTGAATCAGTTCAAATCCCGGTACAACTTCAAGGTGTTCAATCAGGTCAAGCAACATCAACTGACCATTGATGCACATGCAGTTGTTGTTCCTTGGGTCATACGCTGCATTGGTTTCATCCTTCATTGCACCTGACAAGGCGTTCAGCATCTTCTTATATGGCAACTGTGCTTTCTTCCACCGCTTGACTTCTTTCTTGTTTCCGGCGTTTTTTGCAGCAATCTGTTTTTCCTTCATGGCTTTTCGTGTGTTATACACCAACGGGTAATTGTCATTAGTTGCTGCCCTTGTAACCAGTCCCCAAGCAATCAACATTGAAGGATAGTAATTGTTTACATCAACGTGCAGCAGTTGCCCGGTCTTGTGAATTGGAGTGGCTGTTGCCCCATGAACACCGCCAAAACCGAATGAATGAGGAATACTCGCAACCACGGTTTCAAGTCCCTGTTCCTTGTACCATGTGCGTTTTGAGTATTTATCCATGTGTGCCAAGTCCATTGACAAGGCTTCTTGTCTTTTCTGTTCAAACCAGTCCTGAACATATTTATATTTTTTCAGTTGCAAGCATGGTAAAAAGTAGAAATCAAATTCATCTTCAAATGATCTGCGAGAACACCCAAGCACCTTTGCGGTGATTCTTGCTTCACTGTCCCCTATATCAGACAGGTTCACAATGTCCGGGAAAGCCTGAATGATACCGTGCATTGCATTAAATTCATCTATTTTTTCAAGGAATACTTTGATGGTTTCTTCCACATCATGCCGACAGTAGAAAACCGTCATTTCAATTTCTTCCTTGGTTAATTTCCTGTTTATTCTAAAATCAACATCCGTTTCCTTGATATTGCTGCCAAGAAAACCTTCCAGTGTTTTCAAACCAACCGGGGGGTTCGGCATAACATCATAGTTAATCATTGGAACTTTGTTGAACGCTGATGAAAATTGCCACCCTTCCTTTTTTTCAACAATTATCCAGTCATTGATTCTTTTGGGATTCATTCCCAACAGAATACCTTTCATAATGTACTGGTCATAGTGGCGGTTGTTATAACCTACCCATATATCCTTGCTATTAGCTTCATATAAGGCTTTTAATTCATCAGGGTTATTGATTATCACATATTCTTTTTTCTTGGTCACATCAATGAAAACAGCAAGCCAATCTTCCTTGAAAACCTCAAAGTCATAAAATATCACTACATTCACCCTTTCTGAAAATAGCGGTGGAAGGTGTGACCCCACCACCGCCTGATAACATTTTAAGTTAAGACTTCTTAACTTTACAAGTAAAATTTTTTAGCAATCAAAAACTTCCTTGATTGTGATAGGGTTGAAAGCATCTGCCTTATAATCAACCTCAACTTCAATCGCACCCTGAATAGACTGGAATACATCAAGAATCTGATCTGCAAAATCTGCATAGTTTACGAACTCAACAGGTGTGTCATCTTCTGCAATCAGCTTGTTCACCCAAGTGCATACAGACTTGATTGCCTGTCCGTCCGTCCACTTTGCGGAACTGTTGCCGGAAATAACACGGTTGAAGAAGATCATGCGGTTTGCCTGTTCACCTTCCTTGATCTTTGCCTGAACTGCAAACATCAACTTATCCTGTGCCTTGGTCAACTTAATTTCCATCTTCTCAATACTAATGATATATGTACCATCCGGCACATCAGCAAAATCATTATCAGGTGCGTTCTGCACCTCATTCTGTAATTCCTGTAAATCAACCTTTTCATCAAATGCACTGAAATCAATAGCCATAATTTTTCACCTTTTAACCTTTCTTTATTTGCTTAATACTAACTTTAACAACTCAAACGCCTGAACCTCATTGAACCCTGCTTTTACATAGGAATCATAGATTTTCTTTGCAGCAGTTGCACCATCTTCCGGCGGTACATCCTGTTTAGGTGCTACCGGGTGCGGGTTCTTCATTGAACGGTTGTTTGCCGTGTTCATTCCTTCCGTGATTGCTGATGCAAGGATTGCACCAAACAGTTCATCAGGTAAACCAAAAGGATTGTTCATGTTCTTTTACCTCACTTTCTTAGCGTGTTTTTCTTACTCTGCGGGTTCTGCCAGTCGGCTGTTCATCTACTGCCGGGGTTTCATCCGCTGTTGTATCTGCATTATCAGGCTGTGCCTGTGCTGCACTTCTTCTTGTGCGTCTGCCCTTCTCCGGCGGGTTCATTGCCCCGTCAATAGGGTTTTCCGGCTTAGGGTTGTCTGCCTGTGCTAAACGCTTCACACCTTCACCAAATTCTTCCTTGCTGATGACCTTCATAACCTCAACACCGTCAACAATCAGGTCAACCGTGTCACCCTTGTGCTTCATCACATAGTTATCATCAGCCGGAACATAGAAGTATGTGTCTGCATCCAGTGTGACAGATTCAGAATCAGTGTTTGTTGTACCGTCCTGAACAGGTTCAGACTGTTCAGCAGACTTTCTTTCCTTGCGGGTTCTTCTTGGCGGTGTTTCAAGTTCCGGCTGCGGTACAGAATCCGCTGCTGCACACGCTTCATCAAACGGGATTTCTTCACGCCCATCAGCAACCGCATCAATAGCCTTGTCACGCTCTGCCATATAATCAGCCATTTTCTGATTATTTTCAGCCACCACTTCATCATGTGTCTTGCGGGTGGTTCTGCCTGTCTTTGGTGCTGCATCCTCTGTTGTGGTAGGTGGTGTTGCTGTGGATGTGGTCTTTTTTCCACCCCTTGCCCGTCTGCCGTTTGCATCCGGCTTTTCAAGATCGGATGCAGCCTGTGCATCAGCCTGACCCATTTCTGCATCTGTCTTATACTCACCAACTTCATAGAAGTTGCGGATTTTATCGGCTACATAATTCAGGTCATTGTCAATGGCGTATGCCGGGAACATTCCCATAGGTGACTTCACGGTGTCCTTGCCACTGTTCTGTGTGTAAAAATAATATTTTTCTTCATTTACGCCTGTTCTAAGTACAATGGTGAAAAGTCCTTCAATGGTGATCTTCTCACGAAGTAACTTTCCGATCAGCTTAATAGTAGTAACACCATTTTCAAGGGTTTCTGTGTGGGTCATATAAGCAACCACCACATCATCAGGAAGTTCCTTGCATACCTCAATGATTTCAAAGTAATTTGCACCAAAATCATTCCACTTATCCCAACCGTTTTCCTTAATACGGTTCATGTACGGAACTGAAAGAATATACTGGAAGTCATCAACAACCAATAACTTCTTCCCGGCTGCTACCTGTTCCTTCATAAACTTGCAGATTTTGCGTGATTCAACCTCACTGTTCAGCATTGTGAACTTACCCTTGAACGGTAACGGCTTACCAACCGGGTTCACAACGGCAGTTGTTGCCGGATCGCAATTTCTCATACTGGTACTTTTTCCTGTACCTGATTCACCCATAATCAAAAGCATCTGTGCCATATTATTTCACCTGTTCCTTTCTGATTTTTTCAAAGTTTCCCGCCATGTTAGCAGAAACATGATGCTGACCAAACTGTTTCTGAACTCCCGCACGAATTACTGAACGTAATAACTTTCTGTTATATACCGGGCGGGGATTGTAAACTTTTCCCTGTCTTTCATTTACCATACTCTTATACCTCACTTTCCTTGATGATGATTTTTAACTTTCTGCGTTCATCCATTGGTATGACTTCAACAGAATAGTTATTTGCAAGAAGAATACCAACTAAATCCTGATATGCTGCACTGGTGCGACTTCCTTCAATTACAATACAACCACATTCAGCAGCACATTCCTTTTCAATATCTTCACGCATAATATCATTCACTGACTGAATATCATTGATGATATATTTCAATTCCTGATTTTCAGTCATCAGCCGATTGCGTTCATCTTCTAACTGTCTGATTTTCTTATCTCTTTTATCCATTATTCTTCACTTCCTTCATCTGTGCTGCCTTCTGTTACTCTGCTTGACCATAAATCAGCATAGTGCAGAATCAAATATAACGGGGTTTCATTTCCCTTCACTGCATAGTTTGCTGATTCATACAGACCATCATGGTATCTGATCGCAAATTCTTCATCTTCCGTCAGGTCAATGAAAAGGGTTGCTAACTTGATGCTACGGGTTGCATGGTCAAGTGGAAGAAGTGCCGGGTTACGCTTGAAAGGCTTGCTTTCAGACTGTTTATATTTCTGTTCCGGCTCTGCCTTGGTGGGTCTGCCGTCCTTAATCATGTTAGGCACATACATCTGCTTACCAAAGTCACCGCACTTGCCAAGGTCATGTAATGCTGCTGCAATGATGACTGAATTACGAATTTCTGCATACTTGACTTTGCCAAGAAGTGCGTAACCAATATTTTCTGCTGCCATCATTACGTTTCTGCTGTGATGAACAAGACCGAACTGACAAGCAAGATGATTTCCACCACTGCAAGGTGCTTCAAAGAATCCGATTTCTTCCATGTATGCAATCAGATCTTCCATTCCCTCACGCTTGGTTGAAAGTAAGTGGTCAACCACAAACTTCTTGTTGTCAAGTTCCTTCTTGTTGTCCTCTGTCATCTGTTCAACTGTGTCCTGAACCTGTTCAGTTGTTTCCTGTGTTACTTCTGCGGTATTCTCAACCGCTGCATCTGCTTTCTTTTTTGCTGCCATGCTCTTTCACTCCTTATTTTGATAATTTTATTTCCCAACGCTTCTGATCTTCAATGTTGGAAAGATACCAAGCGTTAAGTTCTGATTTTTTTGCAATGAACATTTTGAACTGTTCAAAATCCTTGGGGTACAACAAAATTCCATACCCGCCTGATTCTCTGATTTTTTTGAGGTTGACCAACTGCAATAGTGACGGTTCACCGTTTGGTGCTTTGACTTCAATGCCAAGGAAACACCCGTCTGAACAAACCAACAGGTCAGGAATACCGCTTTTTGTATAAGCAGCACCGCCCCAATATTTCAGCAGCCACGCCCCGGTGTCCTTCAGGAACGCTTTGACCTTATTTTCAAAATTCTTTTCTGCTGCCATTTAATCACCGCCCAACTGTTCATTGAACTGTGTCTGATAGTTCAGTATTTTTTCTGTATAGTCGGTTGAATAGATGCCCTTTTCCCATAACCGGGCAGCACCATCTTCACCCATGTTGTACGCCATCAAGACCATATTGGTATCTTGATACCGTTCATATAACTTTCTAAGTACGAACACACCCGCCCTGATGTTTTGGTATGGGTCTGTGAAATCCGTAACCCCAAGGGTATCAGTCAACCATTGATGATTGATTTTATTGATCTGCATATAACCGTAATCATTGGTTACGCTTATAACTGACGGGTCAAAACTGCTTTCATTCTGAATCAGTGCCATGACAAGGGTAAAATCAATGTTGTATCCGGTACAAAGGTAATATGTAAATTCCTGTTGTTCTTCCGGCATCTTGCAGTCAAGCGGTGTGAAGTCCAAGTCACCCGCACCCCAGTCAAGGGAAATTTCCTGTGTAAAAGTTCTGTCATCATACGCCCCATATACAAGGGTTTTAGTGCTTGACCGTTCAAGTGTCTGTTCTTCTGTTTTCTGCTTGTCCTTGGCGGTTATATGAGTTTTCAGGGCATATCCTGACACATTACCAATCACCAAACCAACGCCAAGTGCAACACCAATCAGAATCAAGACCCTTTTGACCATTGCCGACTTTCTCATGCTCTTTGAATAGTTCAATTTTCATCACCCCTTTCCGTAATTTTCAAATAAATGATTCCGGGAATTATCAGAATTGCACCAATGATGTATTCTTTCAGGTGTGCAGTAAGTGGTTCATATATTCCCATTTCAACCGCATAGTCAGATGCACCGACTGCACCGATTATCAGGAATACACCGATAAATGCCATGATTCCAAATATCCAATTAAGTATTTTTGAATAATTCATCTGTCAGTTCCTTCCCTTCTTTCAACGCTGCAAGGTTTCTTTCTTCAACCGTACCCTTCACCAGTAAGTAATAGTAAAAGCACGGTTTGGCTTGTCCTATGCGGTGAATACGCTTTTTTGACTGTTCCCACATATCACATGACCCTTTGCCAAGTGGCAATGTGAAATAAATAATCTTATTTGCTTTCTGATAATTACCACCCATTGCCCCGGCTTGATACTGTATGAATGTGATTGAATCATCTGCCTGATCGTATGCGGTCAAGTCCTTCTTTGACCCATTCACAACTGAATAAGGTCTGTTCAGATCAGCAAGTTTTTTCTGCATTGCTTCAAGTTCTGCTGTGAAGTTGTAGAATATAATCAGCCTATCTTCTGTTGATTCAACCAAGTCCCGCAAACCTTCCAGTTTTTCCTTGTGCCACTGCCCGCACAACTGCCGTGCATATAGCATCTTGGTCAGGCTGTTATCACCAACCAGTTCAACCCGTGGTGTCACATCCGTGCCGTAATAATCTGAATCATCTTTGAACTTGCACATATTCAGGGTATCAAGCATGATGTAACTGTTTTTGATAAAATACTTGTACGCCTGTGTTGCCTTAAAGAATATCTTCTGTTCAGTCTGTTCCGGCAGTTCAATCACATCAGCGGTTTTCATAAAGATGCACCCATGATCTGCAAGTTTCTTTTTCAGGTGTTCCGTGTGCTTGTACCCGGTTATTACTTCACGTTTGAAACCGTCCCCGTTCTCAACCCATTCAGTCTGAACGTATGATGACCAAAACGCTTTTTTTGTAATATTCCACCCAAGCAACTGAACCTGTGACCACAACCGTTCATACTTTCCGGCTGTTGGTGTTCCTGATAATAAAATCACGCTTTCCGGCTGCATTTTCAGAATGAACTTTGACCGTTTTGCCGTTTCATTGGTTATCAGGGAACTTTCATCAAGCATCAGTGTGAAATCTTTAAGTTTCAGCAACCAATCCCGCCGGAAAGCAGTTTCATAATTGATAACGCCTATCATTTGAACACCTTGGTTGTATAAGTCCTTGGTATCAAGTACCGCCCTGAAATTGATTGCTTCACTTTTCTTGGTCAGGTTCATCACCCTGTAATCAGGGTAATAATCTTTGAAGTGCTGAACCCAGTCATCAATCTTGGATTTCTGACAGATGACCAAGTTCACAGCATTATTCAGCAGATACATTTTTTCAGCACCCACAAAGGTCTTACCCAGTCCCATATCAAGATAATAAGCACAACGGTTGAACTGTTCAGTTCTGTTCAGTGCATCTTCCTGATGGGGCATAAGGTGCAGATCATTCATCTACCCTGACACCCGTACACTGGAAGAATATTTCAGCATCAAAGTTTGGTATTGCCTTGATGATTTCCTTTCTACGGTCTGACAGGCTGCCCCACCACAACTGACCACATTCAGATTCATCAAGCACTTTGAGATAACCGCCTGTCGTTTCATAGGTTGGATGTGCTGCCTTTTCTTCATCAGTCATATCTTCTTCATATACCCATTCAACAACATCCTTTGGTATCTGATTCAGTAAATATCTTGCATTTGAATCTATCCATTCACGATATGTCATATCTGACGGTTTATTGAACAGCATGATCTTCTGTTCTTCTGTATTAAAACAACCAGTATTGAAAGAAGATTTGTTCCAGTCCCCGGTGTTGCAGTCCCCGGTGTTCCAGTCCCCGGTGTTCCAGTCCCCGGTGTTGCAGTCCCCGGTGTTGCAGTCCCCGGTGTTGCAGTCCCCGGTGTTGCAGTCCCCGGTGTTGCA